CAAGCTGTAGCACGACAGCATATCAAGTGCGCTTATTGTCGGGAGATTATTGGGAGGCACCAGCGGGTCAGCAATCCCTCCAACATAGCGCGATATTCGGTAGCGCAGGCACCGCGCGGGTGACGGAAGTTAGCTAGGAGTAGACGATGCCTCTTTATCAAAAAGTCCCTGCACCAACTCCCCTAACATCGTCGGCGATTATACAGCCTTCCCTTAATGGAATATCTTTTGGTGCGCCCTATACTACCACTTTAACAGGAACTGCGTCAAGATTTCTTACGCAAGTTTCAACGTCAAATAGATTGCAGACGGTAACAGCATCGGGGTTAAGGCAAAACCTTGGACTCGTAACAGCCATAGCAAATAATGGAAGCCTAACCTTCACAACTTTCAGGTCAATTTCAGATGCCCCAGTTCAAGTCATGCCGCTGGATACTGGTTCCCCAACAACTGGAACTACATTTATAACTCAAAAGTCTAATACGGCGTTTACAATAGCAAGCGGAAGCTATTATATAGCATCAAGTGCAGGTTTACTTGGGCCGTACTCAATGACGCTTGCTGATTCAAATTTTACACTTCAATTCTCTTACAATTCAGCTTACTTTACGTGGGCAACTGCGGGTTCTACCATAAGCGAATTAACCGCAGGATTAAGTCTTGTTGCGGCGGGAACAACTTTGACGGCAGGAACAGCATACTATCTTGCCGATAAAATCTTAAGAATTGTGTGATATGCCCCCCCTCCTCCTCCTATGAGCTACAACCGAGAAAAAGAAGCCTTAGCGGCCATATCGTACTTACACCAAGAGGGATTCCTAGAATGCTTCCTTGATAAGGACGGGACTCCCTGCGTGAGGCTGACGGTTGAGCTTGCCGAAGCTAAAAAAACAATTTCAGAGTTAGCCAAGAAAATAAACAAAACGACAGACACCGCCGATTGGTGGAAGAAGTCATAACCAAGGAGAAAGCATATATGTCAACATCAGTAAAAGATCAAAGCATTGAAGGAATCGCAAAGGATACCAGCCTGTCTCTCGGACAAGGCGGAGCAGTTTATGTGGCCGACACAACCCAAACTGACGGAAGCTTTGGAGCAATCCAAGCTGTAGCGACTACAGTATTTACAGCGTTAGTAGCCGCAAACTGGACGGGAACCACCACCAGCTTCCCCCTGCCTGCTGGAGCAACCATATTTGGCAACTTTACTTCCTTCACGCTTCAAAGCGGAAAAGTAGTAGCCTACAGAAATGTCTAAATGAAACTAGGTCTTGGACTATCACTGGTTAATGAAAGAGTTCGGGGTGGCCCATTGGTTGTGAACCCAAACTTTGATGACCTTTCGGGACTGACCCTAATATCCAGCGAATGGTATGGCGGAGTTCCGTTTGGGTGGAATAGCCAAAAAACCGATGACAACACTTACTCTGTTAAATCAACCAACGGCGTGTTTTACGCAAATCTAGGGCAATTATCGCGCACCGATCCTTTCGAGACATTTTACCAAGACCTAGGCACGCTCCAAAGTAATGCTACAGCTACACTTAACTTAAAGGCCTGCGCACTTGGGCAAGGGCAGGGCGAACTCGGAATTGGTTTTTATAACTCAACAAGCGGCGCGCTTATCGCCAATGGCGGAGCAGTAATTACCGCATCTGAATCCGCCCCGCAAACCGTTTCGCTTAGTGGTTCTGGAGTCGCTGGAACCCCAATTCGACTTGCCTTTTGGTATGTTGGCACGCCTGTCGGCATTCGTGATATTTCCGTAGTGTTGACATGAAAAAGAACAAACTAAAGAGCCTTTCAGAAAAACGGCGGGAAAACAAATTCGGTGAGTGGAAAACAGCCACTTACGGATCTGGCAAGGGCACCGAAGTCTACTGGTCATGGCCGAAAAAGAAAAAGCTCAAGTAACCATCGAGACGATTGAAGCGGTTGCCCAATCCGACTTCCTTGCGTGGTGGGAGACTTACACCAAGATCCTTACCAAGGATGCAAAGCTGGTAAGCCCAAGGGCTAACTATCTCCAGAAGCACGTCGCCCAAGTCATCCGCTGGTTAAAGAAGAACCAGAAGCCTATTCGCCTTGTTGTCTTGAAACCTCGACAGATGGGATCAAGCACCATCACCGCCGCCGTCATAACTCACTTTATCCGTAGCACCGAAAACGCAACGGCCTGTGTTCTGGGTGACGAGCTTGATACATCTCAGAACCTTCTAAATATGGTGAATCGGTATATAGAAAACGACAATCTGGATTGGGGGCAAACATTTAGCGTTTCCCGAGGCGAATTGTCCAACGGAAGCCGAATCGCCAAGGAAACTGCCAACGATCCTGGTGCAGGGAGATCCATGACCCTCCAAGCCCTGCTCTGCTCTGAGGTCGCCCACTATCGACGAGCTGGAGAGCGGTCTGGTGAGAAGATTCTATTGGCTATTCGTAACTGCGTACCCACCTCCCCCAATACAATCGTCATCGAGGAATCCACCCCGAACGGAGCTGGTGGAGCTTTTTACAATACTTGGCAAAGTGCGGTCACATTTGACGAGTACAAGAGCGGGAAAACAGGAAACGGATACATCCGAATCTTCGCCGCTTGGCATAACTTCGATGAAAACCAAGAGCCTGTAACCGAGCCTCTTGAGCTGTCCTTCAAGGAGCAATCCCTACAGGAAGAGTTTTCGTTGACCGACAACCAGCTTGCTTGGAGACGTCGAGTCATCAAGGAGAAGTGCGGTGGAGATGTTAAACAATTCGAGCAAGAGTACCCTTCTGACCCAATTAGTTGCTTTTTGGCGTCTGGACGGCCTCGATTTGACCTATCTGGCATATCAGCTCTCGAAAAAACCATAAAAGACCCAATTTTTGGCACAATCGACGTTCCAACGAACTTCACAAAACCCATTTTTAGGAGCTGTTCTATGGCCGAAAGCTGGGCGTGGCTATGGGAAAACCCAAAAGAAAACGGCAGATACCTAATTTCAGCGGATTGTATGACAGGCAACTCACAAGTCTCTGGATCTGACCCAGATTCCCACTCTGTAGTCGTTTTAAGGGCTGGATACTTTGATTCGGACGGCTCGTGGATCCGCCCTGCCCTCGTGGCAAGGGTCAGACCTCCCTGCCGAGTCGATATTGACGTATTAGCAGAGTTTATTGAGAGACTTTCCCTGTTTTACGGAGGGTGTTTGGTAGTCCCAGAAGTCAACGGCCCAGGATTGGCTCTTATCGAGCTACTAAAAGAATCCAGCATTAACCTTTATCAGCGTGAAATCTTCAATTTACGAGAATCTAGGCGTAGCAAGGCCTTGGGATGGCAGACCACAGACAAGACCAGACGTATTGTCATTGAAGAACTTGCGTCAGCTATTAGAGATCACGACGAAAAAGGGTCTGGAATTGACATACATTGCCGTCACGCCATCGAGGAGTTGAAGACCTTTGTTATCACAGATAGCGGTAGATCTGAGGCGGCCGCTGGGAGGCACGATGACGATGTTCTGGCAATAGCTATTGGAATTACCACCATCGCAGGGGCTACTAGATTCAACACCCCATCAGCAGTAAGGACTTTGCCCAAGGATCTTCAGCAAATCTATATGGCAAGAACCCCTGTCGCCAGTTACTCCTAATGCGTCGCACCCAATAGAAAATCTGTTGAGGCCTACACTCCGTTGTCCAGTTGTTGTAGATGGCCCTACAAGATTTAACTGGAAGCTATAGAAACAAGAAGTTCGAGGGTGGCGTCGGTGGCGGTGCTTCCCCTGTTGTGTATGGCGGTCCCGAGCCATTTGACGGCGAAAACGTATCTGCTGAAACAATGCAGGCGGCGGTCATGGGAATTTACGAAAAGTACGGACGAAACGCCAAGGCAATGCGTATGGCAAAGGCCAGCCCAGAATACGCCGCACTTCAAGGTGCTGGAATTAGCTTATTTGGAAACCCCACAGCAAAGGTCGGAGCGGATGGGAAACTTACTGGAGGAACAACCACTCTTGAAGGAGCTTCGCAAGAAGCAAAAGCAAAAGCGTCCTCTCAATATGCGGCACTTGAAGGAGGATCTCGAGGAAGGACTGCT